CATAGGATGGAGCCTTAGAAACAGATATCATAGCCACCTGCATAAATGCTTGTGCTCCAATCGCTGATGCAAGAACTATAGCTCCAAGTCCATATGGAGGACTTCCAAGTGCTCCAACGATAGCTTTATGCGCACTTATTGTTGCCTCTATAATTGCAAAGGTTTTATACATCTCAAAGGCTTTCTTACTTTGTCTCCCACCAGCCTCAGATATTTCTTTAAACGTGTCTGCTATTCTACCCGCTGCCTCTCCATATTGACCAATTTTGAATAGATTTTCTTCCTGTGCATTCTTTTTAAGTTTAGCAGTTTTCCAATTATCAATCTCCACTATCTTATTGGCATTATTTTGAGCAGCGTCAATGTAGGTTTTATACTTATCTTCTATTTGTGTTCGTTCAATTTCGTACTGACTCTTTCCAAGCTCGTTATATTGGGTGTTAAAGTCCGCAAGAATCTTCAACCGTTCCTCACCAAGTTTAACTCCAGCATCGATTTCCTTCATCATTAACTCAACAGCTTTATCCGATGCTTTTCTACCTTCTTCTGCCTGTTTCTCGTATAGTTTCATGTCGGCAAGGAGAATCTTGGCATTTGTCGCTTCCCTTATTGCAACCATGCGATCTTGAGCACCCTTGTCAAACCCGACCATCTTCTCTGTCTTAAATTTACCGGCCCCTCCGACCGTCATCTCGCCCCTTGAGACTTGTCCAGCGAGGTAACCGGTAAGAGAATCTTTATACCCTTGGCGCTCAACCGCCATTACATCTAATCTGGCCTTTTTCTCTCTCTCTATTTGTTGCATAGTAGCAGCGTGTGTGGAGAGTCCGAAATCGGCAATCTCATTTTGAGTTTTGAGGGTTTCGGACTTTATTTTGTCGAGAGCCTCGCCGTACTCTGCTGTAGGTGGAATGAAGGGAATAATGATTGCACCCTCCTTAGTTTTTGTTCTCGTTTTTGGAGTCCGCAAGAATGGTTCTTGTGATCTTCTAGCCAATTCGTTCGCAGCATCAGAAGCTGCTTTTGCTTTTATTTTTAACTCTTCAAAAATAGCCTTATACTCAGCTCTATATTCTTTTCCTATACCCACTTTTGACCTTAAATAAGCAAATGCTTTTGCAATATTAAGTACAGCCGAATATGCCTGAAGAGCTCCAGCCGCAATTACTTGAAAAGAAGAACCTATCCCAGAACCAGCATCTTTAAATACCTTTGCTACCCTCAGAATATTTTCAGCTATCTCATCAGCATTCTTCCTCATATACGTTGCAGCGTCTCTCCCGGCCTCGGTGAGGTCTTTATATACATCCCTAAACACCGCCCTTTGTACTATCCCCCACGCTGTTTGTATGGATGCCGACACAGCTTCCCAGGTCTTTTCAATATCAGCAGTAGCCGCTGTTATGCCTATCAAATAAGGTGCAAATCTCTCAAGGGTATCTCCATGCTTTTTCCCTTCTGCAACAAGCTCCCTCAACCCTCCCTTATAGATTCCTTGCTTTTTTATGAGAGCATCAAGACTCAAGGCGACTTGGTCTGTTACCTTAACCTGGCCAGAGAAGAGGGCCCTTGCCTCCTGTGAGGCCTGTTTGTTCTTATTCTGCCCAACGGTTAGCATTGCAACTGCATTCGTCAGGGCTGTAAACGCCTCTACTTGTTTGGAATTATTAATATCAAGGAGAACGCCCTGTTGTACCATTGACCGGTTCATTAAATTGATTTGTTCATAGTTGGCAAAGGATGAAGCATCTATCTCCATCAATTTACGGTTTAGGGCATCAGCATAAACAACATTTTTACGGAAGTTCTCAGTAACATTCTCCGGACCTTGCATACTTGTAAGTTGCGCGGCTACAGCTATGGTGGAGATTTTGAGTTCATCAATAGCCTTAATGCCACTCATAATGGTATTTGAAACAACCCTTATAACATTTGATATAACATAGTAAGCCGCATAGAATCTTAGGATAGCTCTGGTCATTGCGGCCATGCTCATTCGATGGTGAACAACCAGTCCGTCTTGGAGGGCTTTTATTTTTGCGTTCTTCGCTCTTTCGGCCCGAACAATATCCGCTGCGGTAGAATTGGCATTGTTCCTGATAGCTTGATAAGCTGCGATGGCCGTGGCCTTCTGCGCTGCAAACATCCTGTCCGAACTAACCCCGAGACTCTTGAATGCTTCTTCGGACTTGGTAGCACCAGCAACCATTCGACCGTGTAATGCCTGGAGTTTTTGTTCTGCTTTGGTAAGGTCAAGATCAGCTTCTACAAATAAGGTTCCCATCGGTTTAGCCATTATCTAATCCTCCGAGCCGCTAACAAGGCATGTATCTTGGGAATTGAAGTTCGCATCGCTTTACGAAAAAATGATCTGGGGCCACCCTTCCACCCAGCTCTACCGTATTCCATCTGAACAGCCCACCACGTTTTATAATTACCAGCCATTACCCAGATATTTCGTGATTTGGTGTCTCTTTTCCTAACTACACGAATAGAGTTTATCATTTCCGCATAATCTTCACGACCTTTCCAGATTTCTCCACCAGGGGGAGGGCCGTGTGGTGTCCAGTTTAAGTTAAGTTTCGGACGAAGATGTGCCTTTGCTTCATCTCGCAAGATTTCGCCACACTCTTCTAAAACCACCATACCAGCTTTAGCGATTAATGGTATTTTTGCTTGAATATTCCAATTAAGCATCTTAGCCATCAGTATCCCTCACCTTATTCAACCAACCCGTTCGCTATGAGACTGTATCCTATCTATTTTCATTACTCTATTTATAGCTTTAAAAATCTTTGTATGTTTCTTAGAATTGCACGACCTACAAAGGGGTTGAATATTTTCAATAAAATTAGACCCTTTACGCGACAATGGAACAATATGATCTATTGTCAATATTATTTCAGGTTCTTTTAGTCCACAAAGAGGACAAGTATAATTATATTCCGCCTTGAGATGTTCCCATTCTTCTGACGTAAAGCTTCCAGTTGTTTGCTTTATTAACACTCTTCGTTTATTCGTCATCAAATAATGATATCCGCTTTGTTTTGTAATCCCACCTTTCCAGTTTCCATTATTTTTACCCTGTCGCGTTTCGCTAAAACTTTGCTTTACTTCTTCAGAATGATGCTTACCTATGTTAATTTCTCTTAATTTTTGTTTCGTTTCTTCTGAATGACATTTTCCGTAAAAAGGGTTTTTAGTCCCCCTTTTTACCTCACTCATTTTTGCTTTAGATTCTTCAGAGGGATGCTTGCCATAGAGATAATGTCGCTCTCCGCTTTTAGCTTTGCTTAAATTCAATTTGTGTTCTTCGGAAAGATGCTTTCCGTAAAAGGGATTGTTTATTCCCCTTTTCGCTTCGCTCATCTTTCTTTTACTCTCCTCAGAATGTTTTTGATTTTTAAGCATCTATATTTTTTCATCCCTATTATTATTTATCATTTCTAACCAACGTTTTTCAAGGGTTAAGATTTTCTCAAAACAATCTCGTCTATTTTCTATCTCATAAATATCCATAGCACCATATATAGCTGGATAAGAAAGACTTATTGGCCCATCGTACCCCATTATTAACTGGTTACGTATTAAGTAAAATATCTTTACCGCATCTGCATTTTCCTCTATAAATTCCGGTTGACAAGTCTCACATGGCGGTTCTTCTGGTGGCTCTCTTTCACCGTAAAGTTTTTTGCATTCCTCACAGACTTCCTTTCGAGACAGTCCGGTTTTGGAATAACTATCATGCCACTCTACGGTGTCTAGGAGTTTTTTTCAACTACCTCTGCCTGGGTAACAGCTCCCTCATCCAAGAGTTCAATTGCATGAGCAAGGAACCGGTCAAATACAGCAATATTCTTCAATCTCAACTTGTCTTCTTTGGTACATTTAATGGGGGTAGTCTTGTCCCAAAATGCGTTTCGGATCCCGGTAATGGAATAGTCCAGAGCATCTTCATACTCAGCCATCAACTCCTCTGCCGTCTGATCTTTGAAAGAAGTGACCTTCTCCATACTGCGAGATAAAGTATTGACTACCATACTGGATTCTCGCTTTCTGGTTTTCAGTCTCTCCTCGTAAAACTTTTTGGTGGAACGGATGCAGAACTCTGCCCCACCCTTTACAGGATCATCGTTCTCGACTTTTCCATCCTCACCTATCGAAGACCCGAAGAAGGGAATCCAAGTCCCCTCTTCAGGTACTTCCGTAAATATCTGCCCCATATTTTTCGCTTCTTCTATAGCTTTAACCATTGTTTTTCTCTCCTATTTTAATTGTTTACATTAAGATCATTTTTCCACCAGACGGAACTGCTGTGAAGTCAACTGTACCCATAGCCGACTTTTCCATTGTGATTGAATGACACTTGGATGTTTTAATATCATATCCGGTATCAACCGTCCAATAGGATGTGTTATCCACATAGAACCGAAGATCATTATGGGTAAAGGCAGATGAGTTCAGACATGCCGAATTGAGCAAGTTCTGCCCGGTTGTATCTGCAATATCATATAACCCGGAGAAGGTAAGTTCACCCGCATCACCTACACCAAAATGTTTCTTCTTGATGTCGAGATCCCAGGAATCTTCTTCAATAATCTCCCTGGTAAACCCGCCATAGCTCCATGTACCCTGACCCGCGACTTTAAAAGTCCCGACCCTCACGCTTGCAATTCTTCCGCTTTTAGTTGCCATTTTGAACCTCCTGTTGTTTTAAAATATTCTGCTTCTTTTTTAGAGCATTGTAAAGGAAAAACGTATCCTCGGTTATCTCCATTGTTGATAAGTGACCACATTTTATCGAAGTGTCAACGTGGATCTTATAACCGATCTCTCTCAAATCACTACACAGCCCGAAATCCTCACCCACATGACCATCTCTATCTGGATCGGGATTTGGCCTGAACCTGAACCATGGCGGTGGGAGTTCGTGGAATATCCTCATGTCAAACATTAGACAACCGGTTCCAGTCGCATCGACTTCTATTAACTCTCCATCCTCCCATTCTGATACTAATTGATAGGTGTTTATCCCGCCACGGTAAATCAGGGGGTCGAAAGGTGGGTAGCGTCTGTGTACCAAACACCCCACAATCGGAAGTCCATGAGCGAGCAGTTTCGGGATTGTGTCTACTGGGTATGTCTGATCCATATCCATCATAATCAAATGGGTAGCCGAAACTCTCATTGCATCTTGGACTATCTTGTTGCGTAGACCGTCGATGGGGCCATTGCAGGCAATGATGGGAACAAAAGGTGGCCGCTCCATCTGGATGAATGATTGAAAGAACGGGAAAGGAACGTGGCTCCACGAACATGGAAAACCAATCGCAAGCTTTCTGTTAGTCACGGTTATCATTTACAAAAACCCCCCAACTTCCGTTTTAGTTGATCTATATTCTTTAACTCATGCTCCCAGATAATAAGCGTATCGTATCCGAACGGGTTGAAAGTATCTATCCTGTCTTGCGGGTTTTCCCCTTTATGCCAGTAATCTCCAAACATCTCGATAATCTTTTTTTGCCCATTGCAATTTACAAAGTCTGGATTCTTACCATTAATCATAAAACTAAAGTCTCCGGTATATTTCCACTCTCCAGGATACATTTTATTGAGTAAATTTAAAATACGTTTCTCTGGCTTATTGGGTTTAAGATTCCATGCTTTACCCATTTTACAAGCATATTCTGGATCTTTGAACCGTTCTTGCAACGTCTCGCTTATCTTCCGTTTGTGATCTTCACCCATCTTACGCCCTTTTCTTACCTCGCTCAAATGCTTTGATACTTCTGGAGTCATCCCCTTTTTAGTCCACTCACTTATTTCATTTCTGCGTTCCGGGCTTGCGTTTCTCTTGGTTGCTAGCTTGCTCATTTTTCTAATAGTTTCAGGTGAATGCTTTTTACCATAAAATGGATTATCGTTTCCATCATAACGTCCTTTCATATTTAAGCTCATTCTTTCTTTGGTTTCATCAGAATGGTGTTTTCCCCAAAACGAACCATCCTCACCACAGAACCTTCCAATTCTCGATTTACTAATCTTCTTTTTTGTCTCTTCTGAATGTTTCTTCCCAAACATGGGACTTAATTCTCCAACCAAAAGTTTCTTTGCATCGCTCATTTTTTTCTTTGATTCTTCTGTATGTTTAACATTATGAGTAGGCATAAAGTGACCAGGCATCCTACTGGAATGTCCTTTAATAAAGTCAGGTATCCCATAATATTTATGACTTGGCTTAATCACTATGGCTTCACCACATCCACATTTGCAAAGCTTTATCATGCGTCCACCCCCTGCGACTCATACGCTGATCCCCACCTATCCTTAATATGCTTCTCACTCTTCTCAATGATATCCTTGTATGGATGTTCCGCATTCATGTCTTTGAAAGTAACCGACCCCTCATGGTGGACATAGACATCGATTGCTATTCCGACTTTCTTGCCTGCATCCTTCGCCCTTAAACAGAAATCAATCTCCTCCCCACTCGATGGCCACAAGGATTCATCAAACTCCCCAAGCTCATCGTATAGGGATTTCTTAAACATCATGCAGAATCCAATCACCCAGTTAATATCGTCAATCCTTCCATCGTGCATCTGTGACCATTTGACAGCTTCGGAATCAAGCTCTTCCAAGTCATTGTAAAGTTCCAATCTAACCCGTTGCTCACCTGCACAGTAATTAGTAACCGGGCCTACAATGTCGTGTGTATCGAGAGCGGTTAGAAGTCGATCAGCCCAGCCAGGAGTTACAAATACATCGTTGTTCAATAGACAGATTACATCCCCTTTAGCCGCTCGGATTCCTTGGTTGACTGCGACTGGAAAACCGAGATTTGTTTCATTCCTGATTAGTGCGTTTTTGAAAGCTGGCTCACTTCCATTATCAATAATTATTAATTCATAGTCTTTCGTGTGTGCCTGAATTGTTTCAATGCACACATTTGTCATTGACTGCTGATTCAGCACCGGCATCACAATCGATATCATTCCCATCTCCCCTTTTCAAAGTAATTAAACAACGCGAACAGGTCTGGCCTATATGCAACCTGTACCGTGTTTTTCCAATATAACGCCAACAACCCATCCCAATGATGGATCGTCTCGTTGTGCAGCTTCCCCTTATACAATCTCCCCTTAACAATAAACTGCTGTGTGCTGATCTCTCCCACTCTTACATTGTATGGGTATGCGAGTAGGGGATAGGTTGGATACTGTCGCTCTCTTGGTAGTCCTTCTGGGATATTATCCCCGCGCTTCATTGAGATAAACACAGCTTCATCATTCATTTTCTTTACTTCATCGAACACCCCTTCCTCATAGAAATCATCATCGTCTACGTTTAAATAATAATCATTATCAATTATCACTTCATTTTGAATGAACCAGTTTCGCTTGAAGCATCCCGGCATAAAGGATTTGCAGTCTTTATGTTCGATAGGTATTACCACCGGGACAATCCATGACTCACCAAACTCAATCTCCTCATCCAGAAACATGATTGGATGAAGGATTATGTTCATTGGTCGGTAGCCTTCGATTAACTTCTCCTTATTCTCAGGTCGTGAGAATGGCATTATTAGGTGGATATTCACTTCTTCCCTCCCTTAACAATCCCTATCCCCTGCGTGGGCAATTCCGACGTGCAATCCAAAAACTCAACCTTCTCCTTATGTAACCCCTTCCAGAAATTCACCGCATCGGGGCAGGTTGTTTCTTGAATGTCGTGAACCATACATATCTTAGCGAACTTGCCCACATTGTTGTAATCCCTCTCTGGCCAGCCACCTGTATACTCACCATCAATCAACACGAGATCGTATTTCTGTTTGATATCATCGCTTGTTGCAGGTATAAATTCCAACCAATCCTCGCTTTCGATTATCGCGTGGATCTCGGGATTAAGGAAGTCGGTTGGGTCGAGCCCCGTACATTTGATATCAGGATTGAACCGGCGCAGGTATTCGGAGACAAAGATAAAGTTTCCACCCTGGAATACGCCAATCTCCAAATACGATTCAATCTTGAACTCGCTCAGGTACACGAGGGCTTTCGCAATTTGGTTCGGCGTTTGGTATATCCCGGCCATATCGACGGAAACATTTTTGAATTGCTCCTCATCCCCGAAGACCGGATGGCCCCATTGGACGATTCCGAATGCTCGGACAAGGTTTGCTACAATCTCGGGTTTTTTGAGTTCATCAAGACTCAAACATTGGATTAGGTTTCTTACTACTTTTATGTTTTTATTCTGCATGCTTTACCCCACCTTTCCCTTTTTTAGTGGCTTACAAGGCATCCTCGTGAGCCGGTTTTTACAATTATTTTATATATTCCCGTTTAAAATATGCAACCCCATTATCTACTGACACCAGCTCCCATCCTTCTGTACCATATTCATTAATATCTATTTTCGTAACATTTCCAACTGTATATTTAAAACATCGCTTAGGCATTTCTTCTGTTTGTTCATCCACATATTCACCAAGACACTCATTGCATAAAATTAGTTCCCCATCTTTCATGGCTTGTTCAAAATACCTAACTGAAACTTGGATTGATTTTCCACACCGATCACATACTTCTTCAACTCCATCTTCCATGATTCTCTCCTTTATCCCACCTCAAGGTATATGTCAAAATCCACAGCGTAGTGTCTCCCACTATGCGTTCCTGTTGGTGTTGTGAATTCCTCTTTCATCGTTGTTAGATTATTAAACCAGAACCATTTCAAGGTGCTTCCAGTAATAGAAAAGGTACATTCATCATATAGAGTAAATAATTTGGCATAAATATCCTTAATCTCTGTTGACCCAGAAGTAATTGAAAAAATTGATATCTGTAACAATATATCTCTGAATCTCTCCGTAAATTGCCAGTCCTTTACGTTGGCTGGCATTGAATAAACAGCATAAGGAAATTCCGCATCCAGCGGGGCTTCATCTTCATAGAACCGACTGCCGATTGATGACATGAATCCAGATCCAACTGTGTCCGTGGTCGCGTGTAAGTAGAGTGCTGTGGTAAAGTTTTTCATACCGCTTTCACCAGAATATCTAACATCCTGTTTGACATTTCAGGATTTACGATCGACACAATGTCGAAGTAATCGTTCTTGTATTTCAGTCTCCACGAGGAGCGAATATCTGAGCGATATCTTAGCCTGATTCTGTGGCTCATGGTCATAACCACACCCATTGAGGCTACCTGCTCCTTTGCACTTACCGGCCAAATCGCACAGGCAACATTGGAGGCTATTTCAGTCCAGGTGTTATCAAAACCACCCATACCGTCCGGGGCTTTCGTCGGGCATTCAATCGACACCCTTTTATTTAAGGACCCGATGTTCATATAAACGCATCCCACAATCTCACAGAAGCCAACAATCTCATAACTGTTTGATCCTCATGCACTATCTTCTGACCCAACACATCCTCGCCTCTTGACTCATATAACTTGGCCGCCACCATTTTTATCGCCGTTCTTATCTTCTCCGGTACATCACTCCCTGCATCGCCATACCCGCACGCAAAAGTTATCTTGATCGGTTTAGATGGATATGCGGTGAATGAAGGCCAGGATTCACCATACGGTAAGACTATCCTTCCACATTGAGTCCCGTTGGTTTCAATAAGATAGTCGGTTGTCAGGGTCATTGTTGTGTCATCACCATCTGAATCGGTATAGACTATTTCAAGATCAGTCGTTTGAAGGTTCCCGAATGGTAGCTTGATAAAGTTTTCAGATGGGAAGGAGTCGAGATAGTATTCCCAGATTTGTGTGATTAGTTTCTGATTGATTATTTCTTCAACATAATCAGTTGCCGATTCAATTATGTCATCAAGGAGATCATCATCGGCTGCAGTCGGAGCGTATTCAACAACCGAGGTACCGAATGAACAAGCATCTACGGCAACTGTGCTGATAGTTCTTATCCATTGTTTAATCCCGGTGTACTCCTTTTCCTGTGTCGCATTGTCATTCGCTGTAGTGACTTGAGTAAATGCCCCATCTGTTACATCGGTATAGGTTACATTATCATCTGAGTCCTGGATCTTAACATCAACAGTTGCCCCGGCTCCATTCGTGCCAGACTCTAGAAGGACCAGTGTTCTCTTGCCCAATACATCAACACCAGTCCCGACCAGGGTATATGCCGCTGCTATTGCATGGGAACCCGGTGCGATGGATTGAGTAGAGGTTGTGTTGTCTGAAAGCGTCCCGGAATCCAGACGCAAATGTTCTTTTAATTCGGTCAAGGAAATCGGCTGGACAGTTGGCGCGGTATTGACTATTACTTTCATAACTATTCCTTTTTTATGTTTATTTCTTAATCAGCGTCCCAATTCCGTACGATCCAAAGTAAAAGAATCCAATTATCATAGCAAGGTACATCAACTTGGTTTCGATAATTGCGTCTCTAATATATACAGCCCACGCAGGGTCAAACTTCCAGATAACACAAGCCGACAGAACAAGTAAAAGAAACAACCCCATCACTAACCATGCGATAACACGTCTTGTAATCGACCGGATAGAATTCTCGGTTGCCGTGGCTTTTTGGATTTCCAGCCATGTTTCCATGACCCTCCCGGCGGTGGCTGCTTTTTCTTGGTCAGTATAAAATGCGTTATCCAGCATATTCATACCACCCTTCACTGTATCTGCTACGGTATCTACTATCTTCGGTGCGCCTAATATTGCTGATAAGAATCCCATATCACCCTCCCCTTATCAAATCTCTGTTTTTTATTGCTCTATTCCCAACTTGTTTTGCATAGCTGGAATCCATAAGTTCATTAGATGCCCTATCAAAATCCCTATCTTTAATGGCCTGAATCATCTTCTTGAATCCCCGGAATCTTGTAAGTCCAATGTTGAACATAAGATCGGTTAATGCCATTTTCCGGTTGAAGCTCAAGGTTTCAAATTCATCGTAAGTGAACACTCTGCGAAGATCAGCCGAGGCATCAGAAATGTCCGCGTCAAGCATAATAGTAGCCTCATATTCACTAACGCCCTTATCTGTTAGATTACGCCCCCATCCAATCGTAATTTTTCCAGCAGTGCATTTGTAGGGCATGTGCCGCCCATTAACGATATTAGTTCCTTCATTTTGCTTGATATAGGTTTTCATCTTTTGCCTTTTACCAAAATACATAGTTCAGTAATTTGAGTACTAAGTTTTTCGATACCCGAATCTATCTTATCGAATCTCTTTTTACCAGACTCAAGATTATCGCTAATTCTTTTGGTGTATTCCAAAAAAACATCTTTATCAACTTTTCTATCAAGCCTATCGAAAATGTGCCGGAAGAGGAAAATCAACAGTCCTAAAGATACTACGCCAGATACTATTCCAATAATAATTTGAGTCCAGATTGTCATATCAGCCTCCACATTACTTTATATTGTGGGAGGAGGAAAGGAGAGGGAAACCTCCCCCCACACCCCGGGGTTTATTCAAGCCAACCTCTCAAAGCACAAGAACACACACAGGCCCCACTCCCCTTTCCTACCATTATCAAATCAGGTTAAACAGCAATTTCTTCCCAGATGAAACTTGCTACCATCGAAGCCGCACCAGAAGCTATGGTTGTATAAATCGCACAATATCCACCTGGGGGCAGTATCAGATACCCACCTAGATCGAAGTTGTATGCGGGCTGGACAGTGCTGCCAGTTATTGCTTCCGTCAACACAGAACCGAATGATTCTATAAGTGTCGGCGCTGTGGGTAATGTAGCTCCAGTATCAACCTTGGCTACAGGAGCCGCACCGCCCAAATAACAGTTTCTCAATGTCGTTGATGGTACACTGTGAGTCACATCAGTTGCTCCATTGTATCCGGCCTCCAATGCTACTATCGCGCCGGTGGTGGGCTGTGCGACAATAAACCCGACACCTACACGCAACAGAGATACATCAATGCCGGAGCCTACCGGGTTCGATAATACCAACCCCGTATAAGTCGTATGCAACCCTATAACTGTTACAACCCCAGCCTGATTAGCGGCTGTCATTAAACGTCCATCCTTTGCCGCCTGATAATAACGACCATGCAATAACGATGATATAAGATCACCCTTTTCACCAGTGACCAGTGGATTTACAGACCCGCTCTCGGCTGTAATTGCTCCTACTCTTCCTTCAGCTTTCATGATTACCTCCTATTCTGCTAACGCCTGTGTCATGGCGTAAATTAGTGAAATATCCTCTTGCCAGTTCCCATCATGGAATATATATCTTTCTCCAGATGAAATATTACGCGCCAATGAACCCTCTGGCGCACTGTCTGGCAATTCGGTATAGTCATCGCAATTCCATTTTGAAATGGTTGCTTCTTTAATAAGTGCCATAACAACCTCCTATAACAACGCTACTGCATAAGCACC